AGAGATAACTGCATCAGCTTTTCCTTGCTCATAGAAGTGTTGAGCTAAAGTATCAGCGTTACGGGCTGCATACAGAGCTTTGTGGTAACCATTAGCATCAGATATTTCTCCTTTATCGTTTAAGAACTTCTTAACGAAATTACCAATATCTGTTTGAGCTTTAGCTACACTTTCAGGATTTTTAACACCATATTTAAACTTTTTATCCCCGACTGAGAAATCAAAACCTTTGAAATCATTAGAAAAAAGTTGATTAGTTTTGTTGCTAAAATTTTCCTGCCTCTGTTTTATAACCTGTTGTTCTTCATTGTATCGATTGAAAAAGTCTACTGCTTTTTGTTGCTCTTGGGTTACGCCCGGTCTCAACTTGATCTCGTCGTAATACTTACCTTTTAAGTCTTCCAAAAAGTTTTTGGCTTTTCCAACTTCTTCTTTAAACGCAATTTTCTTTTTGCGTATATCTTTATCGTCATCTAACTCTTCATCATAATCAAAGTCTTCTAATAAAAGACTTACATCTTCATGATCAAGATGTGGACGTGTTTGTTTATAATATTCTCTTACTAACGTGTTGTTATCTACATTAGTATAATCTGCATTAAGCCGCACATAGTCAGCGACTGTACCGCCAGTGTCTTCCATAAAAGAAACTAGCTTTTCAATATTTTTAGGTAACTGTTTCGTTGATTCTGCTTGCTGCGCAGGTTCATTAGAAACTTCAACAGACTCATTAACTTCAGTTTCTTCTACTAACGTTAAAGGCGTTTCTACTTCTTCTTTGGCGTTCCGTACTTCTTCAACCACTTCTTGGCTGTCGCTACTGTCTCCGGATTCTTCGACAATAGCATCGCTATCATTTGTCTCTTGTGTTTGAACGGCATCTTTTTCTTTTATTTCAACTTTAGTCACTTCAGGAACTACTTCACCTTGACTATCTATAGATGTATTAGGTATTTCAACTTTAGTTACTTCATTTTTTTTACCTAAATTTTTAGGTTTAGTAGGAGTTTTTAGTTTAAATTCTCCTTCTTGTTTTACTTCTTCTGACATAATATAATATAATTAAATAATTAAAAGTTTTTTTTAACGAGGTTCAAACTGTTCTAGTCCAAATCCTCCAAGTGCGTCATTACCAGCTGACTCAAAGTTTTTTGGTAATTCATCATTTTGTCTTTGTGAAATCATTTCAGATTGTTGAGTACCTATAATTCTAGCACGTTTATCTTTACGATCTTCTATTTCTTTTTCACGAGTAGATTCAGCATCTACTTTAGCTTTAGCTAATTGTAGGTTATAACCAAACTCTTGCTCCATTAACATTTGTTTTATTTGAGCTTCTCGTTCTAGTTTCTGTATTTCAAACTGTGACTTACCTTGTTCTAATTGTAGTTTGCTTTCAGTGAGAGCTTGCTGTTTCTGCACTTCAGCTAAAGCCGCTTGTTCAGAAGCTTGCGCGTTGGCTTGAGCCTGAGCTTGTATATTCTGCTGTTGCGCAGCCGCCGCCGCTTCAGCGCGTTGCTTTTGTTTTTGTTTAAGGTATTGGTTTGCTAACTTAATATTTTTGATCTGTCTAACATCAATAGCATCTTCTAAACCTATTTGACCACCTTGTAAAGCGACTTGTATATTCTGCTCTAATCTTTGCTGCTCTTCTTCTTCTGGTTCTAGCTCTAGAAAAATACCAAACTCGTGCATGTTTAATTTTTCTATATCCTGCAAAGAACCTACATTGTATTGATTAATAGAACTTATTAATGCGTTTTTAGTAAGTGGGAAATTTAACATGTCCGCTGCACGTAAGCTTATATTTTCTGCTGCTCTAATAGTTAAATACATAAGAGACTGCAGTATATGCTTTGTGGCTGTGTTAGATGCTGCTGCAGCTAATTTTTGTAATCCCACCAATGAATCTTTGCTAGGTTGACTTCCGTCTCTAGCTTCATTTAACCCCGTCACATCGCGGATCATTTGTAAGTAATATTGATACGTTTGTACTAAAGCACCTATTTTAGCTTGACCATTTGAAGTTTGTAACTCTTGGATAGGTACTTTTCCTGGGTTTAAATCGCCATCTATTGTTTTAGATCTTCCTACAATACTACCAGTTTGGAAGTACATGTTCAAAGCTTCTTGAGGATTGTAATTTGTGCCATTACCTAAATCAACTTCAGATAAACCGTCAACATCTACAAATACACCGTCCGGTACCATACGAGCTAGAACTTGTTGTATTTTTAAATGAGTCAATTGTATCATATCAGCAAACCCAATACACTTACTTACAACGCTTTCTATTCTGCCTTTATACATGCGTGGAGCAGATATAGCGTAATTCATTTCTACTTTAGTTTGATCGCTATAAGGTCTTGTCATATTTTCAGACAATTGCCATTTAAGCATTTTTTCTTGACCTAATATTTTAGCTCCACTATATAAAACCTCTATCGCTCTGTGTACTCTTTCAAAGTTATTGTTTTCAGGTGGATTAAAATCACCTGGCTTTTCTAAAGCTTTTTCTAAACCTTGATCTGTTTGTTTGATTTTAAATACTTGATTATTATAAGTTTTGTATTCAAAGTATAAAACCTGTATATTGTTATAGTTATCATCTTGGCCCCAATAATTTCTAGTATAATTTGAGTCGCCAGGGTATTTTTGTATTTCTTCTAGCTCAGAGTCAGTTAAATAAGGAAATTGTTTTTTGGCCTCTTCTAAGCTTACACTTTTAACTTCTCCAACATAATACACGTCTTCAAAATTAGGATCTTCTGTGTAGGAATACACTAAATTAGCTGGATCTACATAATCCACAGTTACTCCGTTAGCTAAATTAAAATCTGTTTTAACGCAGCTTATACCTATAGTAACTAAATCATAAGCTAATCTTTTCTTTATTTCATCGTACTTATTGTAGCTAAATACATTTTCAATTAATTCTTCTTCAGCTATTTCTATAGACTGCTTGTAGCTTAGTTGCATGTATAACTCTAGCTCTTCCTCGTTTTGAGGCAGAGCATCTGGATTTACACTTGAATAAAAATTTTGACCTGTAGCTTTATTTAAACTTTCTATTTGTTCTCGACTTTGCATATCTCTTATAGCGTCAAAAACATATCTAGTTCTTTGCTTTAAAGCAAATGGATCACTAGCAAAAGATTTTATTTCATAACCTTTATCTGTCATACCATTTACTACGATATCTACAAATTTAGATAATACAGCAACTGGTTTCCAGTCTAAGTTTAAATAAGATAAATCACCATTTATTGATAATTCATCTTTATATTTAGCTACAGACTGTTCTCCTCTAGCGTAAAGCCTTAATCTATGAAAATCTTGCCAGTTGTTACCAAAACGACCACCAGCACCTAAGCCACGATCACCTCTAAACCATTCGTTTTCAATAGCTCTACCTACTTGGAAACCATAATCCAAAGTATTCTTTTCTACGTCTGGTACCACCTGACTGGGAAAGGAACTGTTTACATTAGTATAAACCATTTATTATATTATTTTTGAAATGTAACCTGTGTTATCGTATCTTTTAAATGATATGTTAACTGGATCTCGTTGTTGAATGTTTACTGGTGTATATTTGTTTTTATTACAAGCCATTATAGCTAAACCAGAACTAATTGTTGCATCAAACTTTGTTCTATTATTTATATTAAATTTAGCCCAGTCTTCTAGCGTCCTTTGAAAATACATGTCACCATAACCATTTTCATTTAAGCCCACGTAATCTTCTATATAAGATTCTATAGCAGCGGCGTGAGCTTGCTTAATATCTTCACTTGAATTAGGTATACCACCTATTTCTCTTTCTGCAACTGAAAGCTTGTTGTATAATTTATCAGGTCTATTTATAGAGAACTTTCTATAACCTCTACGCTTTAAGTAATACAGTAATCTTGGTTTGTTGTTCTCTGCTAATATAGGCATACCATAAAAATGCAATGCCATTAAAACATCTTCAAAGAATATTTCAGCCGTTGGAGGTCTTGATATGTACTCTAAAAAGAACATATTAAATGGAGCTTGCTCCATACTGAATTTTGTTAAACCGTGTAAAGACCCTTTTGATCCGCGCTTATCTACTGTACCAGATATATCGTAACTATCACAACCAAAAGCACCTACATGATCATTTCCAGGGAACTTCACTCCATTTTTTATTATCACACGATTTTGTAGATTTATAGATGGAATCCATGAAACTAAAAATCTACCATTGTTGTCAGGTACAAAATTTACACTTGTATCTTTTATACCACCAGCCCACTGAAAGTTACCTTGAGTGACTGTTGTTTTGTTTTTCATATCTTCATTATGATCTATCTGTTCATAAATCTTAGTTAGATTAAATAAAGATAATTTTGCTTCGTCTCTAAATGCATGTTTTTCTGTTCGAGGAAACTGACGATAGTATTCGTTTAAACTATCCTGGTCATTTTTAAGACCATCAACTTCATTTTCCCAATGTTCTATAACACCTGTTGTAATTAAATCGCCCTGCGCATCTTTAACTGCGTCTTTCGGTGAGTCGAATACAGGTACGCCATAAGAATCGATGAATCCTTCGTAGTTCCATTCCATAGGTATGAACAAACTATATAGTCCCGAGCTAGTCTGTCCATTGCGGTTTCTTTGCGTGACATCTGATGCATAGTATAATTTTTTAAAGTTATCACCACCTTTGTCCAAAGAGTTACTTGTAGAACCCATCATACATTTACCAACAATTTTACTACCTAGTCTCATTGTTGTTTTAGTGACGCGCCAGTTATTTAAAATGTTATCAGGACGCTCCCACTTACCAGATTCGTCATGGGCGAGAAGTTTGAGCTTTTCACCGTCATATGAGTTGTCACCTGTGTTTTTCCAATCGATCGTGGTGTCAAGACCTTCAATTTCTTCAGGCGTTTCACCTTGATCAAGTTTACGCCTTGTAAGTTTAGAAGCTGGTACTCTGTACGCGAGCTCTGTTTTTGGCCTGTCCATACCGTCTTGTATTGGTTTAAAAAAGAACGGGTAGTTGACAGACATAGGTACGACTTTGTCGGTAAACATTTTTTTAGCGTCAGCTCCTGATTTTGAAAGTATGCCAAACCTTGAGTCAGAAGATATTGTTGCTTGATGTACAAGTTCTGACGAAGCCATGAAGGAGAAACCAGAGCGTCTGTTTTTAAGATAGCACATTCCATAACATCTTTGATCTGCTTTACAGGCTTCCCAGAATATAAAGAAAATTCTATTTGACTCTCTATAATCTGCGGCGCCAACGTCAATTTTAGACCACTGCAAGAACATGTAATGAGAGCCAGTAATATAAGTAGATAAACCTTTGTTTTTAAACCAAAAACCTTGTTCTCTTCTTTTAAACTCTTCATCAATATAATCATACCATTCTTCCTTAAAGTTAACTGGATATCTTTCCCAGTCAAATACGCTTTTAATTTTATACAATTTTTTTGGGTATTCTGTTTTTACCCACCGCTGATCTTTTTCTTCTTTAGATACAGCGTAAACGTTTTCAGGAATAGCTGGTAAAGCTATTTTAAGGTTTTGTATTTCAACTACTTCACCTATAGTACCATCTTTACTTATAACTACAACGTCGTTTTCAACATCATAACCATACTCCCACTTTTTATACCTATTGTTTCTTTTTAATACCTTAGGTTTAATGTGGTCTTTTATTGTTTTTATTAAATACTGCTCGTGCATCATCTTGATCTACCTTCAGCAAAACCTTTAAAACTTTTTTCTTTAGCTTCGCCAGGTTTATCTTCAAGCATTGTTTTTTCTTCTTCTATTCTAGCTAGTATTTCAAATGCGTCAAATATAGCAAGCTTTTTTGTTGCAGCTGCGTTTTTAAGTCTATCTGCAGAAACATCATCTTCTGTATTAGTGATAATCTTTTCTTCAGCTACTTTAATTAACTCTTTAACTGCTTTCTGCCCAGCTTGGATTATATTCCTTCTCGTTTCCTTTGAACTCATATTTAACTAAAATATCATTTGATTGCATACAATATAGTCTTTGTTTATCTATAATAAACTCAAACTCTCTATTAGATTTAAAACCAACTAAATCACCTTCATATATACCAAGTGACTCTAATGTTTTATTACCTATTTTTACTATACCTTTGTTTTTTTGTTCTGGTTCTTTAGACCAGGTGTCATTGTTTTTTATAGGCATAATAAAACAACGCTCACCTACAGACATCCACTTAAATATGCGTTTGTATAAATATATCTGATCATATTGACAAAAATATTTATTATCATCAAATGTTTTACTACTATCAACAGCTTCGCCCTTTAAGTTGTAATATCTTCTAAACACATTGTGGTGTGTAATAACTTCATCA